CTGCTTTCGTTTCAATCAACTGCTTCAACAGTTTAAGCAAAGATGATCTGTGTATTTTGTTATAGGCATATGGATATCCGCCGCGGTCTATTATTAGCATCATAGTTCTCTCCAATTCTTTTCAATAATGTTTGCGATCTGTTTGAAGGACAGGGATTTTCCTTTGTCATCTTCTCTGTCGTTCAGTTCGTATAATACCCAAGACCTCGATCCATCTTTTGCTTTATACTCTTTAGGGAGCCATCCGTCTGATGAGTCCATCCCAGCCCAATCTTGTACCTCTGGTGATAGGTCTCCTGCGCCGTCACTATAGTATTCCCCACTTATTTCGCACAACACTCCAAGACAACAGTAAGTATCTCCATCTTTCAATTGTGTTCTACCTTGCTTGTATTCGCCTGATCTAAGGACTGCTACCCATTTTTCCATCACTTCTCTTTTCATTCTATTCTACTCCTACTAATTTACGTATTAAGTCCTTCACTCTCAGTCTACTATCTGCTAACAGCTCTGCTGATTGTATTGGGTCAGTCTCATAGGTGAAGTCTTCAAGATTCTTTTCAATCTTCTTAAGTTGCTTGATCATTTCTAGGTCTGTCACTTTCATTGCAGTCTCCTATGCTGCTAACAGTTGAATGTTCTCTAGCAATTTCTCGTTATGTTTTTGATAAGCCTTAGCCTTTGAATGTTTACGTAGATTCTCATTCACAATATTGTATAATGTCCACACGTTATTCCCTTGATCATCCTCTCTTCTCTGATCTTCAAACACTACGTCCTTAATTGTTTCCGTCTTTGCTTTCTTACTCATGGTAAGATTACCTACAATTTCTATCATTTTGTTTTCACTCAGTTCTTGACAAGTCAATTCGTTCAGTTCCTTCATTGCCTCCACTGTATCCTCAACTAGTGCAACAATCCTTAGAGGTAGTGACTCAATTTTCCTATCAAAGGTAGGCCCTACTCTGTGAACTATACGTTCACTGTCAAAAATGTCACCAGCTACTAGGCCATTAGAGCATACTAATCTGAACACACCGCCTATCAAGTTGAATGCCCTTGATCCATCCGTTGAATTGATGACGCTGATCTGTGGCCTCAATCCACCTAGTCCTATGTGTTCGTAGTCAGTGAATACATAGTCAACTACTAGTTGTTTCTCTCCATTCTGTCTGAATTTCATTTCGTAATTCAGTCCTGTCTTTGCCAGTGCTTTGTCCATCATAGACAGCACGTCTGTATGTGGTAGATTCTGATATGTGTTGTTCATTGTTACTCTCCTACTAGTGAATTGATTATGTCATAAAGTTCTCTGTGTAATTCGGTAAACATTTCTCTCTTGTGTATCTTAGGAAATCCTGAGCATGAATGTTCGAGGGTATTGCTATGTCCTATATTAAGTCTATGGTATAGATCACTCAATTCCTCCATTGACTCTAGTGTTATAGTCATTGTTATAGGTTCAAATAGTTTTGTATTCTTTTCAATTGTCAGTTTCATTACGCCACCTCAAGTTCTCTTGTTTCATTTTCAGTAGTCCACGACTTAGACTTAGCACCGTGATAGATCAATCCTATCTTACCTGATCCACTTAGGAAAGCTACCTTGTCATCCTTACTAGCATCGTCATAGCCCGCCGCTTCAAGCGCCGCCTTAGATTCAAACACTCTACTGTGTCTGTCGTTGTCCCTAATTAGGTGGTCAAGTTTGCCGCCTTCACTGAATATGACTACAAAGTTTGTCGGTGTTGTGATTCTTCTAAAGAAAGGTATCGATTTAGTGTATGCATAGAATAGAACGTCTTGATTTTGCTCCATTACCTCAATCCACTTAGCTAGGTATCCTGCTGAGTAGAAGTCACCACTGTCATGTATTCTCACTACCAAAGTCTTGCCTTTGGCCGCCGACCTCTTAGCCTTGCCAGCTATCTCAGCACTCATCACTTGTACAAAGTCATCTTGTAGTGTAGCTTGTAATCTACGTTCAAAGGCAGGCTTCACATTACCCCATACATAAGCACCTTGCTGTGCGTAGCATCCCTTAGCACACTCCCCTGCTAGTGGGCAAGTCTTAATACCTGTCTCACTTTGATATGCAGGTATTCCAAAATTCCATATGTCAAATTTGTCGCCGCCGCTCTTTTTGATTTTGCTATTCTGTGTAAGTAGTTTGCTCATGATTGTTATCCTTATTTGTCTAGGTCTAGTCTGTTTAAGAAGGCTCTCAAGTCTCGCGCTTCTTTAAATGTTAATGTCACACTGTCTCTTAGTTGGTCGTGTACCTTAGTACTCACTTCAATCGCTTGTCTTTGGTCTGGCAAGTTCACATATTCAGTGACTAGGAAAGCCTCATTGTCATACATTCCATTTACTGATATTGATTTTGAATAGTGTTTCATTTGTTATCTACTCCAAGTGTGTTTATATGATCGTATCTGATACCAAGGCACTTGAGGCATTGGTCTTATGAGACATAAGCAAACTATTAAGTCTTTAGTCATTTCAGTAGCTCCATTAGTGACTTCAATTCATCTGCCTTAGATTGTAAAGCTTCAATGTCAATCCACCTCATGTTTATTTCAGTAGGCTCTGGCTCTGGCTTAGACCTTACGTCATCCAGTAATTTCTCATATTTCAACTCATCAATATTCAAAAAGTTATCCATGTTCTCTCTCCCTTTCAAGTTCTAGGGTTTGTTTAGCTATCTCTACACATAGTAGACATACACCTTCCTCATTCAGTTCGCTTGCCTCGACTACATCAAGACATGAAGCACATGGTTGATGATATACTCTCATTAGGCTACCTTCCCGTGTTTGAATTGATTCATGTTTTTGTCATGGTGTGGCCATGAGCCTTGCACTTGTCCGCAGTGTCTACATATAGTGAATTGTACATAGTCCCCATAACCTTCAGGTCCTAACCATTCAGGTACGTACCCATCGTGTTCCTTACCTGATTTCACACCTCTAGTGAAACATCTATCACTACATTTAGCACTCACTTCTACTAGCTTAGCGGTTCCCCCGCACGATTGACACTTCATTTTAATACCCCTTTACTAACTCACTAATTTCGTAGTCTATATATTCGGCTCTCTCATATAGTTCCTCAAGGCTGCTACAATCTTCTAAAAGGTTTTCAATTTGAACTATTCTATGTTGTATATCCTGCTTATTTCGTTTAAGGTTTTCAAGAGTTTTCAAGCCCTTATACACTTTCAGTTTTAGCATTTTTCAACTCCTTTAAACAGGTGATTAGTTTGTCTATCTTATCGTCATTTAGTACAATACATACTGTGGATTCGTCACCACCATCTATAAATACATCTAGGTATCTAATACCTGCAGGTCTATTGTCAACTACCTCTATACAATCCGCACTATTGGTACAATATATACGCTCTCTCATGCCGCCTCTCCTATTCGGTTGTGTAATTTCACTAACTCACATTTACGTTCAAAGTCTGGCTCTAGTTCTATACATACTTCTACATAGTGTAGCTTCTCTTTTTTGGACATTTTAAGATAGTCCAAGGCCGTCAATTCTTCTAGCTTTTCCATTGTTTACCTCACTTAATGAAGCCTTGTTGTTTAAGCCAGTCCGCCGATGGTGGCGGCGCTTTATGCTTACGGTTTGATGTTGTCATTTTGCTGCCTTTTTTGGCGCGCTTCTCAGGATACCTAGTCACTTCGACCAGCTCCCCATGTAGTTCTATAACACTACGCTGCAAGTCTGTGCTCTTCAATTTTCACCTCGTTTATATATGACATTCCATTTAGGGATGAAGCTACTATAAGAGCATCATCTAGGTCAGCTTCAAATAGGTAGTGCATCCACTCGTTCGGTGCAACTACTGATTTTATTAGAATTTCGTATCTCATAAAGAAACCTCCCAGTTATCTATCAAGTAAGTGAATTGTTTAGGTGTAAATTTATATCTACTCGCTAAGTGATTAGTTAAAAATCCATACTGTCTATAATTTATATGTGCGTTAACAATAAAATAGTCATCCTCTTCAGTATTACACCATAGATAAAGCTCGCGATCATTGTATTGTGTTATATCTCTCACTAGTAAAGCCCTCCTAGGCCTGTAATTACTGAAACTATCAAACTTGTGTAAAGTACTATCAACATGTAAATCATTTTATTCGCTCCTATTTCGTGGTAACTCATCAGGGTAGACTACCAATATCTACCGATAGGAGAGACATAACGCCTCTAATGTGGTGGGCCATTGTGTGTGGCTCGTATGAAGATTGAAAGACTTTGGTGACTCATCAGGATAGGCTACCAACACCTATCGACGGGAATTCCGGCGTTCCATCCGCTCGCGCGGCGCTTACTTTTCCCGTTTCGTTATCTCTCTTGTGTGATAATCGGTTAACTCAATGTAGTTATTCAGTAATAACCTACCCAATTATCTCGTAGTATCCAGCTATCTGATGATACCGCTAGCTATTATCAGGATTCCACTCCCTACATATAACCTAAGGTTGCATACTACTGCACCCCAGCAAAATTAATTGCCTTTTCGTAGCACCTATTTGGCGCTTGGTATCAAAAGTCCGTTTTAACTTTAAAGGTATCAGGTTGGACTACCCGTTCACTCGCTTTCGCTATTGAGTGATTCACTTACTGCAATTATTTATGACTGTTACAGTTTCCCAGTGTGTATTTAGTATCAGCTTGGGCATCCCCTGCGCTGCTTACTCTCTCTTTATCGGTCAGAGCTTTTAAAAACTTTAGCTCTTTTTTGAGTTTTTTGGGCTTTCTTTTCACTTGGTGAAAGTAATCACCCCTAACTCAATTCTCTTATCGGCGGCCCTTATCAAAAACTTTAGTTCTTTTTTTAGTGTCGTTCACTTTATTTCTAGGAAATAGGTGGTTGACTTTGGCCTCTCTCTCTTATCGGCGGGGTGTTTGGAAACTTTAGTAGAAAATTCAATTTCTTTTTTGTTTCTTGGTTCCCTGCCCAAGTTCTATAATACATATCGGCGCGGCAATATAAAAATAAAAACTCTCTTTTTTCCCTAAACATATCAATAGGTTGCAAGGCACAATTAGATCAGTGAATCAGAAAGTCCAGTGATTACAATAGGTTAGATAGGAGAATTGTACAGACCATCTATTTCCAATTTAGGTATATATAGTAGAAAAACAAAAGCCAATAATATCAAGGGGTTACATGTCGGCGGGAAAAAAGAGCACGATAAGGCACTAGAATGATTGACAAAATCAGCAAAGTTCAACTTTATAGATAGTATACCGATAAGTGTTATGTTACTAGATGTTATTGAAATTCAGTAACACGATGTAAGCAGGAGGGAACACCATGCTACAGGATTTGACAACATATTTACTAGCTGTAACCAACCTTTTATTAGCAGTATATTTGATAGCACAGATCGCTACAATGTAAACCAAGGGAGAGCACCATGAGACTAGCACCATACTTAATCGTAAATATCGTGATCTATACACACGCGATCACCCAAATATTCTAAAATAACCAATAATATCAACGGTGAACCCACCTCCTTGCAAGGTTCATGCCAACGCAGAGAGCAGTGTACAAGTGGGGACAGGGGGGGTAGGCAGGGAGAGAGATTCCGTTATACACTCTGGACGGTTTTTGGGGCCTTTTAACTACAACTAAAGTATCATTTATGGGCCTTTATCGCCATAAGTATAAGGATAGTGTGAGTAAAGTGCGAGTAAGCTGCTACTAATCCACAGGAATAACTGGCTGTTGCTACAACAAATTGATAGGAAAGTTGTAGAAAGAGTTGAAGACAGTCAGTGATGAAAGGGATTAGATCCGCGAAGCGGTGATTATTCAGGTACATTAAATTGAGGTTTATCTAGATAATAAAAGCTAAGTCCTTGAAATCACTGACTAAAGTAATATCCCACCTATTTGCAATTAGTAATAATTACCAAAATGAGTAGAAAATAATGCTTGACAAGATTTTAGGAGATTGATATAATAAGTATATAAAGAAGATTGAGAGCTACAAAATTATAAGTAGACGAGAATACGAGTCTACTGGCGTTAGCCATACCTACAAGGAGATGGGATGAAGATCTATAAAGCAGTATACAAGAATAGAGCTATGGATTATACGACCATTGGGTATTACAAAACTAAGGAATCTGCATCTAAGTCTTTGATAGAGCATCTTGATAACGTAGGTCTTCCTTATGAAGAAACTACTACTATTGTTTTTACTGTTCATGTTGAGGACTAGGAGGATATTGGAATGAAAGAGACAAGAATTCAGAAGACAGTCTACTATTATGTAGACCTTATGAGCAGAGCTAAGACTCAGAGCAAGAGAGCTGAGCTTTATGCACAGATGTTATTTGATATAAAGAGTGCCACCAAATTTGACGCTCTAGAAGTCAAGGCTCCTAAGAAGAGTGAATGGGTGAAAATACCCAAAGAAGGTAAGGTAGTACCTTTTAAGAAGATACCTATGCCTAAATTAGAAACTATGTGGGTAGACGAAGTCTCTATAAATGAAGACGATCGAAAAGAATTAGAAGATAGGGTAAGAGGTAGATTTCTATCTACATTCAAAGCGGAGGATTCTGAGGACTGAAGATCTCCCAGTAGGGATAACTATCTATGGAATTGACTAACTTACTCTAAAAACATCCCTTGAGGGAGGCACAATGATTGAAGTACCTAACGCCGTCATATTATTTATCGGAATAGTATTTATTATATGTCTAGATCTCATAACAGGAGGAACCCATGATTAGACTAGAAACAGCTTACGAAGAAATCAATACAGTAGGTGGCAAGATCTTAAGCATTCAAGCAATGAAGGAAGGATTCTTCAGAATCAAAATAATCAATGATGGGGTCATCAGTGAGGTATTATTGACACACCCAAATATGGATGAGCTTCTTGGCGCGATCTATAGAGCATACGACATTCAAAGAAAAGTCGGATAATTAAAACCAGAAAAATCAGATTGACTAATCAGCCAATTTATGATATAATAGGAGTACACACAATGGCAGTTGGTAGAAAACAAGAGAGATACAAGAATCGTGTCGGTAGGATCCTTACGGAAATTCTGTACGGAAACAAATTTGATGATGCTAAAGGACTGACCAGAGTGATCAACCTCAGTAGCTTTTCAAAGCACCTACAATATTCCCAACCAGACATAGTCGAATATCTCAGATTCATGGAAGGCGCTGGCCTGTTAGAAGATCTTCGTATAGACTACAAGACTATCTACCTGACTATCGCTCCTCCTGTTGGAATCAAAAGGAAGACGAATGAAACGGCACAGACGGCATAATGCCTACGGTGCTCTAATACTACTAGCAATACTCAAGGGACCAGTAATGAAAACAGAATCAATGAAACGTCTAAAGGAACAGCTTGGCATTCCTGAAACTACGGAAGAGAAAGACGAGTCAATGACTCCTGAAGAAGTATCTGCTAAAAAAGTAGAAGAGACTAAGAAGAATAAGAAGTACAAACTGAAGAAGAAGAAACCAGAAGTAGCTGCACTAGATCCAGAGATGGGCGAAGAAGATACTGAGCTGACTCCTCCTTCTCCTGTGAATGGAGCATTCTAAGATGGAAAGAAAGACAGCCAGTAAAAAAGGCGTTAACAAAATGGAAGATATCAAAAAGAAGAGAAACAAAGGTTTCAAGGATCTTTTTGGTTTTGGTGATGAAGACGAGAACGAAGCTTTAGCGGATAAGAAGAAATCTAAAAAAGGCAAAGGTCTTGATAAAGGAAGAGTGTCAGCATTTAAGAAGGGATTCTTTGGAAAATGATAAATGACTTTCAGAAACATCTTAAAGATAAGAAAAAGAAAGAGCGCGATCAGCGAAATGCAGAGATCATAAAGAAGCTCAAGAGAGATAACGAAAAGAAGAAATAGGAAGGAGGGGCCTCTCGTGGGGCCTCAATCCTCCTTAAAAGCAGCTACGGCCCTACTGCTATACCAACAAGGGCCTCCTAAGGAGGACACATGGCAAACAGAATAGTTAATGGTGAGAGTATTAGGAATATAGTGAAACAAGCAGACTTGATTTCTTTTCATCCTAATCCAGCTCAGAAGAAATTTAAAATTAAATATTACAACAAAGCAGAACTCTTAGGAGTTGCTTCACCAGAGTTAGCAGAGCTTGGAGAGATTCAGGAACTGGCAGGTATGGATCCCGACACTCTTGCTTCTTGGTGGACTCCTGTATTTGAGAATTGGTTTCGTGATAGACAACACATAACTGATAGAATTGACTACTTGTTTGAATCAGCGATAGAAAGAGCTGCTGAACTTATGGCAGGAGCAGACAGAGATTCTGATTCTCTAGCCGCTATGAAGTTCTTAAAAGAAGTTAGATCTGAAATCAAAGCTGCTCAAAAAGAAGAGAAAGCTAATGACCAAGTAGATAAAGAACAACTTGAGAAGTTGATTGAACAGTTAGGTTATGTTAAAAAGATAGAGGGTCCAAGTGAGTAAGGTAAAAGTTCCTACATTAGTTAATGTTTGTGGGAAATACTACCACATTCAGTACCAAGAGAATTGGGCAGATCTTCACGGAGAAGCTCTACTTGAAAAGAAGATCATAAAGATCTCTACTGCTAATCACTATAAGAAGGATGACTTGTTTGCTACAATCTTTCATGAGACACTACATGCAGTATTATATGAAACTGGAATGGCTTCAGTCATTGCAGACTCAGATAAAGAAGAAGGAATCATTAGAGCTATAGAGAATTCTATGGCTTCTCAGGTTTCACTTACTAGTGGAATCTATTCAGATTTCAAAATGGTTGAACTAGGAAAAGAGAAGGCGGATAACAGTGGCGACTAATATCACATACAAGAGACTTACAGAAAGACCTATTTCCATTATAAATAGTGTCCATGCTGTTGCGTATGATGATCCACTTCATCCAACTCTTCCAACTTCTGTTACATACAATGTAAGTGCTCAGAAGAAAGAAACTGTGACAATCACTTATAGTGCCGAAGGATATCCAACAATAGATGGGATCGAATATAGGAACTATCAAGTTAATATTCCTCAAGGCTGGCTAGAACCTTTGAGTCTTGTTGTAGAAGGGGGAACTCCTTCAACTCCTGTACCACTAGGTGTAGAACTGAGTAATGATACTATTCTAGAAGGTTCACAGCCGGGAACATTGATTGGTATACTAACTACTATCAGTGGAGTAGGACCTTTCACATACTCTATAATAGGAGGAGAGACAGATAAGGTAATTCTCAACGGAGCATCTAATTCTAATCTAGTCATAGATTATCTAGCAGATTCAACTGATTCTCCTTTCAATATATTGATAAGAACTACTGACTCTAATGGTGCAACATATGATCAGATTCTAACTATCAATATCACTCCGCAACCTATTACAAATATAGAACTGAGTAACAACTCTATAGTTGAAGGAAGTCCTACTGGAACTGTGATAGGAACTCTATCTACAACAGGAGGAATATCTCCTTATGTATATAGTCTAAGTGGACAAGATGCTTCTAAGTTACAGATAGTAGGGAATGAAGTCCAACTTGCTGAACCTAGTTCTCTAAATCACCCTTTTTATGTATTTGATATAATCTCAACAGATGCAGTAGATAATGAATACACTAAAGGATTTGGAGCCTTTGTCATACCAGCACCATACACATCCACAATACAAACAACTTTCGATGGAGTTTCTGAATACACAGAAGTGTTAAGTGATCCATCTTTCAAAACTCAATCATTCTCTTTAAGTTTTTGGGTAGATATGCCAGCACAGCAAGACAGTGGAGGTATTTTAGAAGTAGGTGATGAATATTCTTTTAGGATGTTTTCTAATGGACAATTGTTTTGTAGATTAAGAACTGCTACAGCTTTTAAGGATTTTAGAATAGATCCTTCCTATAGAGGAAATAGAACAAACATTGTAATGACTTATGATGAATTTACAGATACTATGATAATGTACGCTAACGGAGCTATAGCTTCGGGTACTCAGACTGCTAATGATCCTTTTCCTTCTGGAAGGAGGCTTACAACTAAGAGCTTAAAAGTAGGAACAGCTTCAGGATTTTTTTGGGACAATACAATAGATGAAGTTTCTTATTGGGATACAGCTTTATCACCTTCAGAAATAAATGCAATATATAATGACGGAGATGGAGTTAATCTACAAGCTCAGGTGTTTTCTAATAGACTAGTAAGTTGGTGGAAGATGGGCGAGAATGCAACTGCGCCAACTATTCAAGACGAATTAGGTATCAATGAGATGACTATGATCAACATGGATCAAACTAATTTTGTAGGTGTATAATGAAAAAATTTGTCATCATAAGAAAATCAGATATATCAGAAGCTATGCTGCAAACATCAGGATATGACAAAACTAAACCTGTACCTATAACTAGAGAAGAAGAAGATGGATCTTTGACAGAGCTTGAATATTGTCTACTTCCATTCACTAATGAATTTGCAACACCTCTTGCAGGCTACATACGTTACACAAAAGAAGAACTAGATCCTATTCTAGAAGAGATAAGAAATGGTAAGTCCGTAAGTACTACACTTAAAAGAAGTGATAAGAAATCTGTATGGGACGATCCTGAAGGAGCAAGAACGAGATTTGAATTCTTAGGCTCATTCAAAAACAGAACAGAAGATATTACACTAGTATATGATCTGCCAGAAGACAGACTGATCAATGGACTCAGATTCTATTTTGAAGGATCTGAAATTGGCGATACTATCTCATTTGAAATACATCACCCTCTTGCAGGACTATTAGAGGCATTCGTTCCTAGTTGGGGAGTTTGTGATGGGTATCATAAAGAGAATGTCTATGCGGCTAAATTACCAGCAGGACTTCAGATACATATAATATTCAAAAAGGGAGAAGGTAATACAGGTGCAGTGTCAGCATTTTTTAATGGACTACTACATCAACCGCCGAGTTAGATATGAAAGTTATTGTTGAATTTACAAACCCAGTTAAGTTCTCATGGGTAAACTGGTTAGTTAGAAAAGTAGAAGGTACTGACTACGGACATGTCAGGCTAAGAGTTGTTATGGAAGATCACTCTTACGTTTACGAAGCAAACGACACAAATGTAAGATTGCTCGGACAGATGAAGATGAAGATGAATCCAGTAGAAGTTTTACATTCATACACATTGAGTCTATCTGAAGAGCAAGAGAAAGAGTTTCCAGTACTTTTAGAATTCGCTGGACTAGAATATGGATATAAACAACTGATCGGAATTCTCTTACAGAGAAAGTGGAAGTTGAAATGGAATCCTCTAAATAGAGGTAGAGAACATCAGATATGTTCTGAGTTTGTTGCCATCTTTTTGATGAACGTAATGGGATACTACATAGATAAGGACATAGACATACTAAGTCCTAAAGACATAAAGAGATTCCTTGATGAGGTTGTAGGTGAAGATGCTTGATACAATAAAGAAATACCCAAAGTTAGCACTCCTTGCTCTAGTGATGATGCTGATGGGCCTTACTAATTTTCTAACTTATAGCCTTCAAGGTGACATAATTGAGATTAGAAAAGAAGAAGTTATTGAACTTAAAGAAGAGATCAAGACTCACAAAGCAACTCTCGAAATGCAAATAAGTGAGAACCGTAAACTTAAAAGTCAACTGAGTGAATCATTTGAAGAGACAGTTAAACCAGATGGAACTCGTATAACTAAGAAGACTAAAGATCTAAGCAAAGAAGAAGATACCGTAAGAGAACAGAAAATTAGACTAGAATATCAATACCAAGTGAGAGAACTGAAACAGGAAATTAAACGAATTGAAAATGAGAAACATCAAACTAAACGATCGCTTAGTGTGGGAGCTGGATATACTACAGGTCTAAGTTCATTTGTCTCATTCCAATATGACATGTGGGGACCATTCGGAGTGACAGGATACTTTGAAACCTTAACAGGTGAAGTAGCTTTAGGTATAGGAGCTAGGTTCTAATGAATAAGGATGTTGATAGAATTTTACATAAACTAGAAAAGTTTGAACATAGATTAGATTCTATTGATATCAAGCAAGCTTATATGAACAAAGATCTAGAAGCTCATATGGCTAGATCAGCTCGTAATGAAGATATGATACAAGAGATTAGAAAGCAAGGCAAAGCAGAGAGAGAAGAACTTCTTAGGAAGCTAGAACCTCTTGATGAACACTTGACTTTCATAAGAGTACTTACCAAACTTATATTATGGGTAGGTGGAATCAGTGGAGCTGTATTCGCTGTTTACAAGTTGGCATTACTTTACAAAGGTAACTAATGTATACACAGAAACAATTAGATGCACTTAAGAAAAGAGTCGATGAACAGAAGCTTCATTGTATGGATCCTTTCAAACCTGCTTCAAGACCTTCTCCTCAACAGCTAGAAGTTCTTATGGAATGCAGTCTTGACTTCGTATATCTAGTAGCTGGTAATCAATTTGGTAAATCTCAAATAGGTGCGAGAATTCTTGCATGGAAATTTGAAGAGAATCATCCATACTGGGAAAGACCAAACTCTCAAGTCTGTTACGATAAGAGATGTGGATCTCACAATATTGAACTAGTAGATTCAGACCTAGACGAATACAGATGTAAAGAATGTGGTAACACTTGGATTGATTGGGCGCAAGAACCTCTAACTCTTATCCTAGCTGGGCGTGTGATGAAACAGATTACAGAACTTTGGGACAAGAAGATTCGTCCATATCTAGGTAAAGAAGGTGTAGATTTCAAAGTAGTAAAAGCTGGTGGTTCACTAGATCATGTGTTAAATTTGAAAAATGGAAACAAGATCATATTCCTAACTCACGATAAAGCAGATCATGCTAGAGAGAAAGCTCAATCATTTACGGCTCATCACGTATGGCTAGATGAGATGCCAAGCTCTCACAAGTACGTTGAAGAACTTCAGCGAAGGGTTGATGCTAGGCGTGGACAGTTCATATCTACATTCACACCTAAGAGTCCTAATCCAGTGATTAGACAGATGGTTGACAATGTTGATCCACTTATTGGTAAGAAATTCAAATTTGGTAAACTTGACAATCCTATATACAGAAATGTAAAAGAGAAAGAGATTGCTAAAGTAGCTAATCTTCCAGAAGCAGAACGTAATTGTATTCTTTATGGTGATTGGTTAGATTCTTCTGATGCCGTGTTTAGGTTTGGAGATCATAACATAATCAACACTCCTGACAATTATGACAAACAATGGCCACATACTTTGGCAGCAGATCCTGCAGCAGGTGGGAAAGGTGGATTCATTCTCATAGCTCAGAATCCTCATACTGGAAGACCTTACATTGCTGATGCTTTCTATCTGAAGGTAGAAGGTGACCTGACTACTTATGTGTCTAAGATCTCAAGGATTCTAAACACTCACAATATAGTAAGAAAAGTATATGACCCTTCTGAGACTTGGTTCCAGAACGAAATGATAAGAAACAAAATATATGGCTGGATGCAGGCAGATAAGACAGATAAGACCGCACTAATTATGCACTTGCAAAAAGAGCTAGAAAGTGATAAAATAGATATAGACTCTGAATTAGTAGAACTGCTTACCGAGCTTAATGATGCCGAGTGGGATCCTAATCCAGCTAAATTTGGACATATAAAGAACTCTACGAAATATCACCTATGTGATGCTCTACAGTACGGAATCTTTCATCTTCCTAAAGTTGATGTGGTTCCTCAACATATGACCAGAGATGCTAGACTATTTATGGCTAGTGAGTTGGAAGAGGAAGCTAGAGCTGCAAAGCGCAAGGGCAATAAAGGCAAGTATACGATGTTAATGAGAAAGAGTAGGAAAATCTGGTGAGCAAACTATTTATAGATTTAGGCATTAAATTATGTATGCCAGAAGAAGGACCTAAAAGAATGTGTCCAAAATGTGAAACACTTCATAAGACAGAAGATGAATGCCCTGAGAAGGAAGAAGACGGCAATTTTCACAAAGAACAACCTCTTGCTAGTGAAGAGACTGCAGAACTTCTAAACGTCGAACAGAAGGTCGCAGAGAAGCTTCTAGGAAGATCTGGATGGAATGGAGAAGATAATGAGTAGAGTTTTGAAATTCATACCCCTCAATAAAGAGAAAGGTAAAGAACTTCTTGGTGGCCGTCTATCCGATGCTATGGACTATAGAGCTAAGACTCAAGAGGATGTATGGCTTCTTAATGAACAGACTGTATATGATCCTGAAGGAGTTATGGGAGATAAGAACAATTCTCTATCTAGAGCTGTTGGAGTTGACATGAACAAGGCTTCTGAAGATGAGTCTAATGGATTTGATTCATTTGGTATGAACTATACAGTACGATACTACAGATTGATTCAGGCACAACTTAGTGCTAACCCACCTAGTGTTACCCCTAGTCCACTAACTCCAGATCAAGAAGATGTTAGGAGAGCAAGAGCTGCTGATGACATCGTAAGATATGCCCTAAGACAATACAAACTACAAGAAGAATTTGATCTAAACAATGCTCAACTTGTTATGTATGGAACATCATTCATCAAGTCATGTTGGGATAGATGGGCAGGAGATCCACTAAAGTTTGATCCTGAAACTCTTGAAATCACAGAGATGGAAGGAGACATTCATGTCAAATCTTGTGACACATGGGCTGTCTACATAGATCCCCTTGCAAAGAAGTGGGATGAAGTCAGATTTATATTTGAAAGAAAATTGCTTACAGAAGCTGAGATCAGAGCATGTTATCCAGATTATGCAGATCACATCATAGAAGAATCTACTGATTCAGGACAAGCATTCAGAGAGTCTAGATCTTTTGCTGATAGATTCAGACAAGGTGAAGACAAGAAAGAGAGACAGTACGCTATATACGAGTATTGGGAAAAAGGACTTCCTGAGAATGGATTCCAAGGACGTTATGTAGAAGCTATACTACAGGATGGTACATGTCTTACAGATCCAGTTCCTAATCCACATAGATTCGGTACTAAGGATACACTTCCTAAAGCAAGACTTCCATACCACATAATGACAGATATAGATGTGACTAACCAAGTTTATGGAAACACATTCATCACATACCTAACTAAGATTCAAGATACAATGAATAGACTTGATCTTCAAACTCTTGAGAATATCAGAGCCCATGGTCAAACTAAGATGGTACTACCAGAAGGTGCGGAAGCTGTAGGTATCGATAACTCTACATGGGATGTAGTTGAAGTTAAAGGTGCAGGTAATCAAAGACCTTCATTTGTAAACACTCCGGGAACTATGCCAGATGTTGCTAAGATGAGAGCTGATATTCTTCAGGGCTTCAATGATCTAGCTGGTACTAATGAAAGTATGTTTGGTCAACAGTCAAGAGAGACTTCAGGTTTCTCAATGCAATATGCAACTAATCAAGGTAATCTAATAAGAAGAAGGCTATTCAATAAGTATGTAGGTACTACTGAAGGAGTCTATAAAGACATTCTAGACATAATTAAGAAACACTGGGATACTCCTAGAAAGATTAAGATAAGTGGACAAGAGGGAGCATTTGATATTAAGGAATACGAAGGCGCAGATATTGCAGGTGGATTCGATCTACGTGTAGAATACGGCACCTCATTCTCACTTGATCCTATGGCTAGAAGACAAGAGATCATGCAGCTTATGCCATTATGGGAAAAGGCTGGCAAGGATCCTAAAGAGCTGACTAAGCACATCAAGTTCAATGACCTAGAAGGTATGGACGATGTAGGAACTCATTCTGAAAAGAGAATGGATGAGATCATAAAGACTATTATTGACACAGAAGAATACGTAGCTCCTAGAGAGTGGGAGAATCATGAACTCAGACTACCTTATCTTATTAGGTTCATGGAGACTGCTGAATTCGATAGACTTGAAGAAGACATTCAAGACATGATCATTCGTCATAAAGAAGAAAGAATGAAGATGCAGGCAGATATGGCAGCAGGACAAGCTCCATCAGGCGGCGGTGCAGGCGGCGGTGGCGGCCCAGCAGTTCCGGGAGCGGCAGGTCCACAAGCTGAAGGTGCTCCTCCAATGGATGCAAGCATGGCTCCAGCAGGTCCAGCACCCATTTAACAGTTGACAATTCTCTGGTTTTATGGTAAACTAGAGATACCTATGATATTTTCATACCGCTCTATCTTCGGACGAGCAATTTATAAGCAAGTGACTACCCTCGGATGTCGCAGAAAGGCTAAGACAAAATGTCAGATCAGGTAGAAAAAGCAGGTTTTCAATCCGTATCCAACTTACTGAAGCAAGGCTTTGGACATGAGTCCTCAGAACCAGTTGAAGAAGTGTCAAGTGAACCGGTTGTAAAAGTGGAAGATGAGTCGGCAAACTCTGAAGCTATGGAAACAATGACACCAAATGGAGAAGTTGAGCAGAGTGCTGATGCTCAAGTGGAGGAAGAATCCTCGGAAGAACTTCAAGCTTCTGAATCAGAAGGCGATGCCAAGCCAAATGAGGAAGATACCGAGAAGCTAGACATCGAAGGAAAGACTCTAACTGTAAAGTACAATGATCGTGATTGGATCAAGAAGGTTGCTACTAAAGCTGTTAATCTTCAGAAGGGTATGAATCAAGCTTTCAAAGAGAGAGACTCTCTAAAAGCAGAGCTTGAGACACTGAGGCCCGATGTTGAGAAATACAAAGCAGGCTTCGAGAAACTAGATGAGATGCACACAGAAGCATCAGAGTCTGGTGATTGGGTAGGATTTATTCAAAATGTAATTGGAAACGACGTATCAGTAGATACTATCATTGAAGAGTACATTGCTAAGAATGAATACCTAAGTGGTCTTACTGATGACGAACGTAGTGCCTATGAAGCTAATCTGAAGGAGAAGAGAAGACTTCGAGAATTAGAAAAGAAGTTGGCTGCTTATGAAGCAGACACTGAATCTAAGAAAGAAGAAGTTCAAGCTTCTGAGAAGAGTACACTTCAAAAGCAAGTACAAACAGATGTTAACGCAGCATTTTATGAATATAGGTTCGGAAGCGAAGTTGGAGACGAGAAGAAAGCTCATCGTCTAAACAGAATGGCTTTCAGAGAATTCAACGAAGCTATATCCGGTTATGAGACAGATCAGATAACTGAAGAATTGATTCATAAGGTTATGGACCAATCATTCAAAAATATCAGAGGTGATCTCAATATTGGCAAGAGCACTAAGGTCAAGACTAAGAAAGCTAAGCAGAAAGCTATGGCTGCCAAGGAAATGACAAAAGCAGTAGAACAGAATCAAGAAGCTCCTGATTTCAGAGAAACAGTGAGAACTGATATGTCTGCAGCACTTAGACAAGCTCTACATGGAAACAAATAAACAGGAGATGGGAGCCACTTAATTGTGGCCCTACCTCAAATTGAAACTCAAAAGGAATTAATGAAATGGCAGTTACTCCAGATCAGTATGTCCCACAATCCAAGGACAACACAAACTTAGGTAATCTTCTACAGATTGCTTTCACTGACGGTATTGTATACCAAAACTCAGAGAACTTCTCTGATTGGGATATGATCACTAAAAACAAAGTAAGCGACAGACAAGCTAGAACACAAGCGTTCATGTTACAAACTGAACTAGGTGCAGCAGCTTCTCAGTTCGTTGGTCAAGGCTACGGTCTTAAGTTCCCTAAGGGACAACAAACAAAGCAAGACGAATACGATGCTAAGATGAAGCAAATCTCAACTACTGTTGAAATTGAGATGGACCTTATCGATAGAGCAGCTAAGTCTGAAAAGTATGTTGATCCTCTAGCACACGAAATCAACTCAAAAGTTATCTCTCAAAAGAGAATGCTTTCTATCGCACTTCATGGTGACGGTACAGGTGTACTTGGTAAAGCATCATCTTCTATTGATGCAGACCTAGTTACTATCGAATTTGATAATGCAATCACTTCAGGTACTTCATTTGTTAACGCTAACTCTTACGGTGGCGAAAGATGGTGTCAGTATGGTGACCTTCTTGTTACTGCAGCAGTTGACGGCTCATCTGCAAATGCTCAAATCTACAAAGTTGTAGAAAAAGACAGAGAGAGTGACTCAGTTGTTTGTGAAGTTTACGACGCAAATGGTGCTAAAGTTGGTTCTCCAGCAGCAGTTCCAGCAGGTGAGGTTCTAATCTACAGAGCTGGTCAAAGAACTAAGGCGGATCTTTCTGATGACGCTACAGTTAAAGCTGCTGACTTGAACTCATCTACTGAAGCTATGGTTGGTTTCGACACTCTTTACTCTAACGACGGAAGAACTGTTCACGGAATCAAAATGAAAGGTTCTACTTCTGCAACTGTTCACAGTGTTAACGGTGCATTAGACATCTCAACATTCCAAAGAGCAGTATCTAAAGTTAAGAACAGAGTTGGTTCTGACAAGTACAGTTACAAGCAAGCTCTATCTTCTTTCGAAGCAATCGATTACCTAATCGAATCAAACGAAGCTGACAGAAGACTTGTTGACATTGCTAAGCAAGAGCGTGGTGCAACTGGTTTCGGATACGTTCACGGATCTGATACTATCAAACTACAAGACTCAGAGTTCGCTAAGTCTGACAGAATGTTACTTCTTCCTGAATCAGCTAAGCAAAAAGCAGTATGTGAATTCTACGGAACTGACATCTACAATGTTAAAGCTGGTAGCCAAGACACTTTCCTAGCAAGAGATGGTGATGGCGACAGAATCGGTGTAATCCAGAAGTACATGGTTGGTCGTGTAACTCTTCTTTCAAGACACCCAGCGGCTGCTCTTGTAATCGACAAATTTACTATTGGTGCAGTTTAAGGATTAGGGCTTCGGCCCTTCTCCTAACCCTAACAAAGGATTAGATAAAATGGCAAAATACAAAAAACCAGCAGAGCTTGCTCAAGGTGCTTCTAAGCACGTAGGTAAAGCAGATGCTCTCGTTATGGATAAAGTCAAGACTGATTCTGAAGTGGTAAGTGCAGATAAAGAATATTCTAGATCTCACCTAATTCCAGCAGTTATAATACTTGCAGGTTCAGTTGCAGATGTTACTTGTCCTTCAGCTTCTCATGCTAACAAGGACTTAGTAGTTACTGTAGTTAACACTACAGCAGGTGCAGTTAATGTAGCAGGCAAATCTTGTCCAGTAGGTCTTACTCTATTAAGATCTGATGGCTCAGATTGGACAGCATACTCAGTTTAGTACCTTAGAGAGGGCGCAATGCCCTCTCATCCATTTCAAACTCTCGGAGCATAGATGAAAGTCTTAGGCGAAATTTCAAGATTAGTAGGGCTAGTTATAAGAACCCTTACTAACAATACGGTCACAATAAAGCCTGACAATGCTCAAGCTAATGACATTGAATTGAAGCTTCCTTTAAGGACAGCTAATGACCACCTAGTGTCTAGAGATTCAACAGACACACTCACAAATAAAACTATTGACAGTGCGAATAATACATTGACGGTTGATGCCGATATCGCTACTGTAACAAATATCGATTCTGACAACATTAAAGATGGTGGAGTTGCTACCATTGATATTGCTGATGATGCTATCACTTTAGAAAAGATGGCAACTGATAGTGTTGGTACAGATGAAATCATAGCAGACAGTGTTGGTACTTCAGAACTAGCACCTGATGCTGTGACTAATGCAGAACTTGCAGATGATGCAGTTCAAACAGAAAACATCGTAAATGAAAACGTAACAACTTCTAAGATCGCACCTGATGCTATCGATAACACTAAACTGGCTGATGATGCAGTACAGACAGAGAACATCCTTAATGATGCAGTAGTGACTGACAAGATCCTAGATGCAGCAGTTACAGATGCTAAAATAGATTCAGTCAACTCAAACAAAGCTACATATGACAACGCAGCAAGTGGTCTAGTAGCTACTGATGCTCAAGCAGCTATCGATGAAGTTGAAGGCAGACTTGATTCTGCTGAATCAGCTATTGGTGGAAATGATACTGACATTGCTGATCTTTATTCTACTAAAGCAGATAAGACTACAACTGTAACTGGTACAGGTTCCCTAACAGGAGGTGGTGATCTTTCTGCTGATAGAACTATTGATGTTGCTGATGGTGGTATCGGTACTGATGAGTTAGCAGACAGTGCAGTAACTGATGCTAAAGTCAGTGATGTGGCAGCCTCCAAGATCACAGGATCATTTCCTGAACTTTATGTTGATAGAGGAACAGCAGCGATAGCAGCTAATAGTTTAGCCATTCCAGCTGATGCAACTTATATTACTGTTACTGGAACTGGACCTTTAAATGAAATCACAGGGTTGACAGAAGACAGACAGTACATGATAGAAAACAATACTGGCGCAGTCTTGGTAATTCCTAATAGTGCTACAGTTAATAACGGTACTGATGGTGACTTAGAACTAGCTGTTGATGCAGTGCTAATGCTGTATTACGATGGAACACTTAGTAACGTAGTTGGCGGATCTGGCGGCGGTGGAGCTGGCGGCCTTGAATTAGTCTATATCAACGACACAGCTAGTCCTGTGACAGCAGAGATAAGCAAACACTACTTGACGGATAGCACATCAGGAGCAATCACGATTAACCTTCCTGACGCAAGTGCGTTGAGTGCTACTAAGAAGAAGACTGCCAGCATACGTATAACTGATAGTTCAGAGACTTGGACAGATAACAATGTTACGTTAGTACCAAGTTCTGGAGAGAAGATTGACGGATTTGCTGTTGATGAAAGCTTTGTGCTTGATGTTAGTGGCTCTTGGTTAGAACTTAGCTGGGATGATGATTTAAGTCACTGGGCTTTAAACCTTAGCGGCGCTGGTGGCGGCGGAGGCGGTGGTCTCACAATTGAAGAATACGCTTATGGAAGCTTACCTGCGACTCTGGAACTTGATATTCATTACTTGGTTGACTTTGGTGGAGGCTCTAGTTTGAATGCCTCTGCTACAATGCCCGCAATTGCAGACGCTGGGAGTATTAAGGTTACGCCTATTAATGATGCAGGTGGATGTACTGTGACTCTTACGAGGGGTAGTACGGATCAGTTCAATGATCCTGACCTAGGACTTGATACTGAGTATGTGTTAGACGTTGGTAGTTCTACCTTTGTTGCTAACGTGAATGATAGTACTTGGGAAATTACTGATGCTTACTGGGCAACTGCTCAAGATGCAGGAGAGACCTTGTGGCAACAAAAAGTATTACTGGCTGACAAGGTAAATCCGACAGGGGTGATATCTGAACTCAGCTTTGGTAATTTAACAATAGGTAAAACTTATAAGTATGAATTACAAGAAAGATGGACGCAAGACGCTTCAGACGGATCGGTCAACTCTCTTATTAAGCACGACGGAACTACTATAAGTGTCAACTACCCAAACACCGCAGACGGACTAGGACGCACTTATTTTAGATCTACTACTTTTGTGGCTACAGCAACCACGGTAACTTTAGAAATAGGAAGTGCTTCTGGAGGTACCACTTTACAAGGTAATGCAGCAGACCATAGGACTTACGCTATTTTGTATGAACTTAATCAACATACAGAAGTCAGCACCTTTACTTATCCATAGGAAATATAATGGCAAAGACTTGTAAAACATGTGGCGTAGAAAAGCCTATAGAAGAATTCAGAAGATCTAATGACAGACCTTCTGGATACAAAGGTCCATGTAAAGCTTGCTTAAGAGAAAAACAAAAGGCTGAGATCAAAGCTAATCCTGAAAGATCAAGAACTAAATATAAAAAGTGGGCTAGTAAAAATAGAGAGTATTTAGCTGCTAAAGAAAGAAAGAGACTTGAAGATCCTTCTTATAGACTAAAGTCAAATATAAGTAGAAGGATTAGAGGATTTCTTAATGGAGTAGGTAAATCAAAAAGAACTCTAGATATTATAGGGTGTTCTTCAGAGGAACTTAGGAATCATCTAGAAGCTACTTTCGAAGCTAATTACGGAATGCCTAGAGAATGGCTAGGAAATATAGAGGTTCATATAGATCATATAATACCTATATCAACCGCTAAAACAGAAGAAGAAGTGTATAAACTAAATCATTACTCAAATCTTCAACTTCTATTTAAGGAAGACAATCTAATGAAATCAAATAGACTAAATTGGGAGGTGGGTCATAGCTAAGTTATCAGACAGACTTGGGAAGATTACGGTATCTTCGAATCCACAATCTGCAGAGCTTGCAGGAACTATCAAACCTTTTGCTGGGGACGTTTCGAACTGGCCGGAAGTTAATGGTGTAAAACAATATAGGGGTTGGGGAGTATGTGAAGGTGATGTACTCAATCAAGCAGACTATCCAGATCTATATGCAAACATTCAAGGAACGTGGGATTCCTTCGCTCATCCCAGTGGACAGACAGGAACAGTAGGAGCTGGACAGTTCAGACTTCCAAAACTGGCTGGCCTCTATCTGGGTGCAGCTGGTGGCGATCTGACTCTTGGTCAATTCGCAGAAGACAAGACGGCGAAGAATGGTCTCGACATTCCCAGTAGTGGTAGTCACGAACACAGTTATATTAGAAACGTAGGAAGTGCACACGATTACATGGAAGCTGGTGGAGTTACCGCTGGAAGTACTTTCGGTTACATAAGGAAAGATACAGCTCCGGGAAGTCTACGAACTTATGCTGATTCAGCAGGCTCGAGTCACACTCACACCATAACTGGTGACGACGAGACACGCCCTAAAACCGCACCTGTAGTCTACATCATCGCACTCTACAACAACAACGCCAACGTGATCTCCACGAAGAACCTCAACGTCTCAGGGGATGCAACTGTCTCAGGCGACGTGTCGGCGACTAACCTAACCCTAAGTGGAAACATAACTGGAGGGGAGGCAAGTGCGGTTCAGGCTGGTACTGTGAAGCTTCCTAAAACTCAGACTAAGGTTATGGTAGGTCAAAATGACACGACTCAAGTTTCTTTTAGTAACTTAATAGTAGGCAATCTTTATACTTATGATTATGCTTTCGGAATAGCCGCAGGCGGAGAAGGCGCTTTCGGTATCCAAATAGTAAATGGTACTGACGGATTAACCTATCATCCTATGAGTGTTAATACGCTCCATTCGGCTGGCTCGATTACTTTTATTGCTACAGCAACAACATTAGATGTTAACAAGGTGAGTTGGGGAGTAGCCACTATAAATCCTACAGACAGTTCAGGTTCTTACAGAAGGTCTTGGGCCACTTTGACCGACCACCAAGTTCAAATAACGGAAACTACAGACTTCACATAACGATTAACCTTCCTATGAGGATAACAATATGACTCTCAAGCAGTCACAAAACCTTGACTAACCTTACTTAGTGTGGTATAATGTAGTATTATGGAGGAATTATGCCAAAGACTTTTACTACAGAATATGATGAGAATGGAAAAGTGTGTTGCACTTGTGGGGAATACAAGACTTGGGAGGGGTACTACAAGACAGCAGCTAAGGGTAGGAAAATCACCTATCGTTCGGATTGTAAGGCGTGCATATCAGCGAAGACGAAAGCCAGACGTAAGGTAGATGGCGAAAGAATGAGAGAAATCTCAAAGAGAAGTTGGCAAAAACATAAAGATAATCCTAAACACAAAGAACGTGAGCGTAGGTATTATCAAGCTAACAAAGAAGCCTATAAACGACGGCACGAAGAGTACATGAAAGATCCTGAATTTGTAGCCAATAAGAAAGCTAAAGCAAGAGAATGGGAACTTAAAAACCGGGATCATAAGTTGCGGATGGAGTACGAACGTAGAAGGATTAGACGAAAGGAAGATCCGGTATATAAACTTAAATGTGATGTCAGGTGCAGACTGAACTATAGCCTAAAGAACAAAAGAATTCGTAAAACTAAATCAACCGTTGACTATCTTGGCTGTGATTGGGAAACTTTATGGAAACATTTAGGTGATACTTTTGAATCTAACTATGGAATGCCTAGAGAATGGCTCACGGGATTTAACTATGAAATAGACCATGTTGAACCAATGGCTAAGGCCGAAACAGCAGATGAAGTGATTAGAAGATCACATTATACTAATCTACAGATATTACTAACAGAAGATAACAGATCCAAGAAAGATCGTGAAGATTGGGATCTACTAGAAGAAGGAATTATATAATGCGTCAAAGCTCGAAGACATCGACGTACAAAACTACCAAGCCAGTATCGCTCGATCCAATCACAACGATCAAGCAGATCACGGAGAACGCTTCAGCATGGCCAGTTATAAATGGTGTAAAGCAGAAAGATGGTGTGTGTTACTGTGATGGAAGTACCCTCGACAACTCAAGCGGTAAATACACTGACTTCCTAGCAGCTAATGGTTCATTAACTGTTCCTAATGGTCCTTTTAGAACTAACACTATAGATTTAAGCCTGTCAAATACACCAGCCGGTTGGGCTACTCGAATGGCTAAAGGTTACGCCTATTCAGATTCAGATGGCGACTGGTATTTTTATTTCTCTATTCATGGCACTGCAACGGCTTCGCTGAGTTTGCAGGTAAGTATTGATGGGATTGTATTAGATAACACTGGAAGCGGTACAAAATACCAAGCGTTTGCAATGAGATCAGGTTCTCAGGATGATTCTGATGGTGGTCTTGCTCTTGGCACAAATGATTTTCTTGTTACCTCAACTTCATCTATGGTTGCATTCATAGGTTCAGGCACAGTGAAGCTTGCGTCAAAACCAACATGGGCCGACGCTAACCTTGAATCGTACCCAGTCATCAACTTGCAAACACCGGTAGCAGCGGGAGCTCTTGGACTCCCCCCAGCGTCGGCAACTGAGGCGGGGACCGTGACTCCTGAAGATCAGACTTTTTCAGGTAAAAAGACTTTCACAGAAACAACAACAGGGAATATATTTGAATCATATTCTTCAAAAACAGTTCTAAGTAGTTCATCTCCTACTCTTGTTGCTAACGGAGTCGTAAATAATCTATCTGGTATGTATATGGTTACTATATCCAGAAGTGGTACAGGTGGCTCTTATTCAGCAATGAGTAACGCTTTTATAAATATAACATCAAGCTCTTCTGCTGTACTTTCTCATGTTAGACAAGATCCAGATTGTACTATTACAGCTTCAGGTGGAAGGGTTTTTGCACAGGCAAGTGCTCCATATAACGGTCAAACTTATAAAGCAACTTTTGTATGTTTAATGAGATTTGAATAATGAAATCAGACCTATACAAACATCTAATTCAAGAACACAGAGATTCAGACGGATTCATCTATCACAAAGAATGTGATTCCCTTCTGTTCTCTAGTCTTCTTGGTTGTCTTCCTGATTTTCATGTGAACATAGATGCAGCATTTGATGGTACTCTATGGCACAGAAGAAGTTTGCAACACCCTAAATGTTTTGTATGTGGCGAAGAAGGAAACGGATCAGCTTCCTCTATATCTAGAGATATGCTTGTTGGCCTAGCATGGTACTGCTGGCACAACCAAAGAGGTGATATTGCTGAGCATGTAGTAGAGTACGCTCTACGCAATCAAGGCTTCATGGGCGAAGCGAATGAATTCAAAGTGAAATGGGGTAGAACTCAGATCTTACCCGGCCTCCTTGCAACCTTTGCCATAATTGCACACAAGCTAACTGATAGAAACTATTGGTGGGCTTATATGATTCCAGCAGATATGGGATCTCAAATAGATGATTATGGAGCACATCTTCAAGTTCTTCACATCATACTGAGAAGACAACTTGTAGGATGGAACTGGTGGTTTGAGAAGTCTATACTCAAATGGCAAGCGAAAAGAAGACCAGAAAATCCTCTATACCGTATTGCGGTAGGAGATTTCTCACAAGTCCTAGCAATACTTGGAAAAGAAGAATGGTGGCCTTCAGATAGACTTCCTACTTCTCGAGACAGAAAGACTCACTCAATACAAATGAGAGAGCCTAAAGATTGGAAACCAGATCCAAGAAAGACTATTCATACCCACTGTGGGGATGACTATCTGTTTTGTGAGTGGCTTATTGAAGAAGAGATTAAGCGCCGGAAATAGCGCCGGTGTTTTGAATTGACATATATGGAAGGGTGTGATATAATAAAAGAGCACCCAAATGAAAGGATACAAAATGAAAGACTTAGATCTTGAAATGCCAATGGATGAAGAAAAGGAAATCGATCTTTTTGCTGATGAAGAAGGCGCGGAAGAAGAAGCTGCAGAGGGCGTAGACCTGTCAGACGCTTCAGATGAAGACCTAATCGCAGAGATGAAAAAGAGAGATCTTCTTGATGACGAAGAAGAAGCTGAAGAAGAGGAAGCTCCTGCTGATGAAGAAGGCGCTGAAGAAGAGGAAGACCTAGACTTAGGACTATAATATGCAAACTGTAAATGACCTAATTAGACAAATCAGGTTTAATGTACAAGAGAGCAATAAGTCTCAAGTCAGCGATCAGATGATTCTAGATGCCCTTAACAGAGGTAAAGATTACGCTTACAACAAAATGGCTAAGCAATATCTTGAACCTCTATTGAGGTATGAAGACGTTCAGATGTCTCAGGGAGATACTAAATTAGCTATCCCTCCTAGAGCTTTTGAAGATAGAGTTGTCAAGCTTGAGTGCAAGACAGGAGACTCAAATAGGTGGGAACCAATCACTCGAATGACGTTCCAAGCCTTAGGCCCTCTAACAACCAACGCAACCGACCTCGTTCCCCCAGCATGGGCGCTAGTCGGAAGGAATATGGTTTTCCCTAATCCTGTACGTTCCATAACAGTCCGTATATGGTACTTACAAGACTTAGGTAAACTAGTAAAACAACAAGGCAGAATAGATGCTGTATCTGAATCAGTGGAAGAGGTTCCACCAGACACTCCAGCACAAAGACCTTTCATTACTGTTGATTCAGTAGGAGAGGACATTTCTGTTTCTGACACATATAAGAAGTATGTCAGTGTAGTGGATTCATCTACTGGTGAAATTAAAGGCTCACTTCAAGTAGAAGAGATCAACGGTGATCAGATTAAATTCAGAGCTGTACCTACAAGAGACAAAGTACTTAACATAGATGTCAGTGGTGAGTCCCTTCTAGATGAGCAAGATGTAGTAGATCTTGATGATTACCTGTGCTCACTTGGTGGTACATGTGTAGTTCTATTCCCAAAACCTATCGAAAACTATATCATTCAATACGCTACTAATGAGATCAGAGATACTCTCGGAACTCTAAAAAGTGGTCAATCACAAAGACTAGATAAATTAGAAGATGATATCACAAGTTCTAAAGCTGGACGTGAAGGAACTAAGACTATAAAGAATACCTCTGGTATTTGGCAGCGCGGAAGACTTAGACGTAATATCAAGTAGGATATAAAATGGCAGGAAACAAATCAACTGATCAACATACAGTGATTTCTCGTGGTCTTGATAATAGGAATACTCCTGACAAGACTAAAAAGGGATTTGCTAGATCTATGTATAACATGGATACTAACACTTCCGGTTATATAGAAAAGAGAAAAGGCTATCAGCATTTTAGAGAAGTTCCAATAAGAATTCAAAATGTAGTAGTTAACGGTGACAAAGTTGAATTGACTCTTCCTGATTCTCTAGATGCTTCTCTTGTAGAAGCTGGTCCTATTGTTGTATCTCAGTATACAGAAAGTGGTGCGAAGTCTTACTATTTTCCTACATATGAAAACTTATCAAATTTCACTATTGAAGGTAATGCGTTCGTGAACGTAGAGCATGGTAGGGGATATGATATAGGTATCAGTCTACTTCAACAAGGTACTGATTCACTTCAATTCGCTGAATATGTAATTCCTAATGGAATAGAAAATACCGATACTGGTGGTGGTAAATTTCAGGCTACATTCAGATTCTCTGATGATGGTGCAGATTCTGAAGACCTTTTCACACCTATTGTTATTGATCCTGCAATTGAGAAGTCTCAAACTTCTTTCACTAAATTCTCATTCCTAGCTCCTGCTGATGGTGCTACTGATGATGTTGACGTTGACGACACTGCTGGTTCCTTTCTTGGAGCTGTGTCTTCTTCTGCTAGTAGTGGATTCCTATACACTACTGCAACGATTCCTCTAGACACTGAAGAATTTGTTGATGCTCCTTTTCCTAACTTCAAAGTCTTTTGTCTTATAGATACTGGATCTACTCAAGAGACTTTCGTTCCTGATATGGTAGAACTTACTACAGATGCTTCTACTGGTAATAGAGTATTAGAGGTTGGCTTCACTTCAACTGAAGCTGCTTCTTATGATATTCTATTTTATACTATTGATGATTCTGTAAATGGAGAATCGTGTGTTATACAAGATGTTATTCCTAATGGCGATCCAAACGATCCGGGTGCTCAAGTCATTTCTATACCGAATGTCTCAGTTAGATACAACACAACAGCTCTATATAGAGTCGTTCCTGATGGTGTTGATTCTATTCAAGAAGAAGTTATTCCTAATTCTATAATTTATGATCAATCAACTAAAACTTTAACATGTACCTATTCAATGGATCCTGCAGAAAATACACAAGTTAAGTTTGTGAGATTTCCTTCTACTCCAATTGTAGCAGGTATTGAAGTTGAAAATCCCGCACAAGGTATATGGACTTCTGCTGAAGGACTCATATCTAATGGTAATGCTGGTGATTTTGATTTAGATAAATCTGAAGTCTCTGGTACATGGGTACATGGATTCTCTCAAGATGATATCCTAACTATAAATAACAGAGAACAATATAGAGAAATTAAAAAGATAGATGAATGGTCTGGTAAAGACTTCAATAAATTGATAGCTATAAGTCAAGGAGATCTATGGAATGATTCTCCAGAAACAGAAAATAGACAATACTTTCCTATTACAGATGTAGATCTTCAAGATATTCAAGGTGTAAGTGCTCAAGTGGTTGACACGTTCTTCGGTTCTCATACAACATTAGGTGGGAAGAATAGAGGTGTTGTTGGTTCTGGTATTGTTGACGGGGAAGTAGAAGCTTTAAAAGTTAACAACTTAAAGAATGGAACAGTTAAAGTCACTTTGAAACTAGATAATGTGACTGAGGGATCCATAAATACACTAGTACCTAATAGAGATATTATGAGTATTAGAAATGCAGAAGTTCCAGAATATAATGGTGAATGGGAAGTTCTATCTACGGATGAAGTAGAAGGCACTGTGGTTCTATCTGTTCCGGGACTTCCTACTTACACTCCATGTAATGTGTCTTCTGGTACTAGAGTTCGTGTTAATACTGACTACTTGACTCTAGCTTCTACGCCTTCTGGCAAAGTAGACGATAAAGTGAACTTCATTGAAGGAGCTTGTATATCTAGTATAGATGAAGTGAATAATGAAATTTGGATATGTGATGTTCTAAGTGGTGTGACTATTCAACCTGCTGTACCTCTATCATATAGAAGAGTAACTGATGTTCTTCCTGTCAAATCTACAGATTGGTTTGTTAAAGGTGACCTAGTTCCTTTACTTGGTTACAAAAGAAAATTCAAAATACTTGCTATTGATACTGAAGCTAAGACTATAACAATTGATGAAGCAGTTGAAGTCACGGGTAGAAGTGGTATTGTAACTACTATAAAACTAGATGGTAGGCTTATTTTGTCTAGAACTCCAACTAATGTTGTTGATGTTAATGCTGAACAATATGAAGATGCAGAAGCTAACTATAAGGTTCAATCTGCCGCATTATCAAATTCAGTATTCTTTACTAACGAAACAGATCCAGTTAAGAAGTATGATGGAGTTATAACTCAAGATGCTGGAATTCCTAACTGGCCTATAAGATCAAACTCATGGATAACAGAAGATGCCACTTCAGGGCTTCTTCCAAATGCATTTACATTTACTGATACTACATGGGCTGCTGATGTACTGACTTGTCCATTCACTGTAAACATGCCGCCTCTTTCAGATCTTCCTCAAGTAGGTGGGAGAATCGATATCAATGTTGGTGGAACAATATATGAAACAACTCTAAAAGACTATGATGCTGCTGCTAAAGAGATCAAACTTAACATAGATACAGATCTTTCAGGATCAAATGGTTCCCTATACATTCCTACATCTTTCAGATACTATATGAGATTAGAATCAGTAGATAGAAACCTACAGGTAGGTACTGGGCCAACTACAGGCGCTAATGAAACAAAATTGACAATTTACAGCCCTTCTACTATCAGTCATAAATGTACTGTATTTCCTTCAAGTGCTGCTGAAATTGATTGGTCACGAATGAGAATACGTCTATTTAGAACTTTAGGTTATCCAGAAGCTGGTCCAGATCAAGCTATATTCTATCCTGTAGCTACTAAAAGATTTCCAGAACTTCAAGGATTCTCTCCATCAGATGCTACTGCTAGTGGTACTGTTCTATTTGAAGACTATAAGCCAGATCAATCTATTGATAGAAATTCTTCAGATAGGGTTTCAGTAAATCTAAAAGGACTAGAACTTCCTCAAGCTATAACTGTTCCACCTAAGTCAACTTATATGACTAACAATGGTAACAAGATGATATACGCAGGTGTTCGTTCTAATTCAAGACTTGATGTTGGATTTGAAGACCTCCAAGGATTCTCATTGACAGAAAACTCTTTCTTAAGAACTGCAATATGTTTAACAAGAATAACTGGAGCTATCACTTGGCAAGAAGGTGGTGATCAGAGGTTTGTATTCTACAATACTCCTGAATTAGCTTCAGATACATTACAGGTTCAAGCTGAAGACTTAATTCATTCTGCTGTAGCTTCTGTAGGATCTATTGTGAAGTCAGAGATAAGTGGTGACAATTTCATTCAATTCGGAGTGACTCTAGACGATACTAAGTTTGGTGCTCCTGATTATGTACAAATAGTAGGTAAAGGTGAAGTAGGTAGATTCGGTGTGTTGGCTGGTCATTATAGAGTTGTTGCTGCTACCGCTTCATCTATTACTATAAATATAGGAAAACAGATTGCTGATGAATTAGATCCTGTAGATTACGTGGCTGATTCTCTAAGTCTAATAGTTGCTGCTGCAGCTAGTGGCGGAAGCTATGACCCTACAACTAATAATGTCGTTGTTGTCCCACTTCTTTGCAGACTTTCCTCAAGCTCTATAACTCATGATCAAACTGCTATATCTGATGGTTATTCAGTTCCTGCAAACAGATTAGGTCTAGATCTTGGTAGAGCAATCAATGATGTTATGAGAGAACAGGACTTCATAGATAAAGCTGCTATGGATGTTGCTTCAGATAACTTACCAGAGTTAGGTGGGTTCTGTCAAGCTCGTTGGGGTGACACAGTAGGTTACAACAATCTAGTTGTAGAAGCTTTTGATGACTTGACTAGTTTTGCAATCGATTACACTGATCATGATCAGACTCTAGCTAAGAAGAATGTGCAAGTATTTATCAATGGTTACATTCCTAAAAGACTACAAGCGTCTACAGACTCTGCTCTAGAACCTACAATAGATTATACAAATACAGTGGTTGACATAACCAGTAAACCTTTAAGCTTCAGATCGAGAGTAGTACTTTCTTATGATAATTATCCCGACGTTGTTGACAATCCTTTTACTTTATTCGCTACTGAATCAGATTCTATAATTGATGTAGCTGCTGATGATGGTCAAGTTATAACAGGTATCAGTGGATTCTTTGGCGTGTCTGCTGGTGAGGACACTTCTCTTTCTAGTTATGTTCTAGTATTTAAAGAGAGCTCTATCTACGTTGTTGATACTACTCAAAGGACTGCTAAGAAATTAGAAACATGGGGACAAGGTTGTACCTTACCTGAATCAATAGTTGCTGTTGATGGTAGAGTGTTCTTCGCTAATGACACTGGTGTTTATGTTATTGACAGAAACCTAGTAGTAGAATATGTTGGTAGAAATATTGAATCATATTGGAGAGATAGCGTAAACAAAAGAGGTGATGCTGTTGGTTTCTTAGATTCACTCAATCGTAAATATAAGTTAAGTGTTTCTGTGAATGATGGTTCTACTACCTCTGAAGCAGTTGTTTATGACTTCATTAAGACTCCTGAAACGCAAGAAGGTGCGTGGGTTACTTATGACAATATCAACGCTAGGTCTTGGAAAGAAACTACTGAAGGTGTCTACTTCGGAATATATGAAAGTAAGATGTTCTCAATTCGTAACACTGGTACGAAAACGGACTATAGAGATGACAGCAAGGCAATAGAATCATCTTGGACTTATGGCGCTCAATCGTTTGGAGATAAGGCAACAAGAGTGACTCTTAATAGAGTGACCATCTATTTGGATGGTACTGATGGAGTTACTGATTTGTATCCTTCTAATTCTGCAGACTTTGATGACTTTGTTCCTATGGATGAAATTGACAGGACAGAAACTAAGAGTATCTACTCAATAGGTCTATCCCCTACTGACAGGACTCTACAGTTCTATCAATTCAAACTTGATCATGGAACTAAGGACGAGAATTTGATAGTAACTTCTATCGACTTTAAGTTAAATATTGAAAATGGTCTAGGTATGGATCAAGCCTTGACAAATGATTCGTAGAGTGATAAAATAGATATATGTGAGGTTTTTACATGGCAGGCGTATTAAACAACATCATGGGTACTTCTCCTGAAGAAGAAGCCAAGAAAGCGGAGAAAGAGGCAGCAGCTAAAGCTACCTCTCCTACTGCTGCGTCGCCTATGGATGCCGCTGCCGGTGGTATGACCCCAGATCAATCTAAGATGATGGGAACTCCAGCTCAACAGATGAATCCTGAATCAGCAAATAATGAACAGGCTGCTCAACAAGAGAAGCCTCAAGAGCAGGGTAGTGCTGAGAGCGCAGGACTTACCTCTAGACAGGACTTTCTCACTACTGTAGATGCTAGACAACGTATAGATAAACAAGCCGCTGAAGACGCTAAAGAGAGAACACAGACCCTACAAGGTTTAGGTTCATTCTCTACTCAATTGGAATCTATGGTTCGTGATCAGTTGACAAATAGAGCTGGCGAAGGTCTAGTAGACAATCAATTTGATATCAATGAAGAGGAATTGACTTCTATGGCCGCAGAAGGTTATGGAGATTCTCTAAAGAATGCATTCAATCAGATACAGACTCTACAAGTTAGATCACCAGAAAATGTAATAAGCGTTCTATCTGCCCTCCCTAAAGAGGCGTGGGGTGATGGGGATCCAGTTGATGCACTAGAACGTATTTATAAGAATGACAAAGAGTCCATCAATGCTGCCGTAAGTACAGGTATTGCTAATGGTGTTATGGATCCGGCTGATATGAAAGCTTC